CTGCCCAAGCTCCACCGGGGCATGTTGGATGTTCTGGGCATCAAGAATGCCGACAAGCTGGTCCCCATGGACGAAGACCAGAAGCCGACAGATCCGGTCTCTGAGAACCAGAACATCCTTAAAGGCAAGCCCGTCAAAGCCTTCCAGCATCAGGACCATCAGGCCCATATTCAGGTCCACCAGTCCGCGATGCAAGACCCGATCATCATGGAATTGATTGGGCAGAACCCAAGGGCGGGAGCAATGCAGGCTGCGGCCATGGCCCATATTGCAGAGCACGTTGGCTTTGGTTATCGCCAGAAGATCGAGCAACAGCTTGGTATGCCACTGCCTCCAGAGGGAGAACAGTTGCCTCCGGAGATCGAAATCTCTCTGTCCAAAATGCTGGCGCAGGCTTCTCAACAACTCTTGCAGCAAAACCAAGCGCAGGCCGCTCAGCAAGAGATCCAGAAACAGGCAGAAGATCCTGTTGTTCAAATGCAACAGAAAACCTTGCAAATCAAAGAAGGCGAATTGCAGGTCAAGGCTCAAAAGAATCAGGCCGATGCACAGATCAAAGGGCAAGAGCTTGCGCTCAAGGCTCAGGCGCAGCAAGACAAAACAGCCATTGAGGTTGCCAAACTAAGGAAAACACCATGATTCAGGACTTCGCCCGTGTATTGCGCGAACAAATACGCACCGACATGAACAACTATGCGGATGATGCCGCCAGTGGGGCGTGTCGCTCATTTGAGGAATATCAAAAACTCTGCGGAACCATTCAGGGTCTGGCTATCGCAGAGCGCCATTTACTTGACCTTGTGAAGAAAGCCGAACAAACAGATGAGTGAAATCCTTCTGCCTCCGGGCATTACTTTGCCCAAATACATCCAGCCCCTAGATAAGCCAGAGGAGGACGGCGATAAGGCGTCCGCTTTGCCTATACCGACGGGCTACAAGATGCTGTGTATCGTGCCTGCCGTAGACGAGAAACTTGCCGGAACATCTCTGGACCTTATCCGAGATACCGCAAGCATGCGCCTTGAAGAGAGCGCCACAACCGTGCTTTGGGTTATGAAGCTCGGGCCAGATGCGTACAAAGACACCGCCAAATTTCCATCAGGACCATGGTGTAAAGAGGGCGACTTTGTGCTCGTGCGTACCTATACCGGTACGCGCTTTCGAGTGTTTGGTAAAGAGTTCAGGGTACTGAACGACGACCAAATTGAATGTGTTGTGCAAGATCCCCGGGGTTACACCCGCGCCTAAGGAGCAAAAAATGCCTGCTTTTAAATTTCCAGATGAGCTTGACGATAACGACAAAGACGTTGAAGTCACCGTTTCCGGTGATGATGTCGAGGTCGAGATCGTTGATGACACCCCCGAAAAAGACCGTGGCCGCAAGCCACTGGACCGCGAGGTGGAAGACCCCACCGACGAAGAGATTGAAAGCTATTCGGAGGGCGTCAAAAAACGTATCAAAGAGCTAACTCATGCCCGTCACGATGAGCGCAGGGCGAAAGAGTCGCTGCTCCGCGAAAAGCAGGAGCTTGAGCGCCTCGCCCAGCACATGGTCAGTGAGAACACCAAACTTAAAGAGTATGTTAAGTCTGGCACTGAACAATACGCAGCCTCCATCAAGCAGGTGGCGGACAGCGAACTGGAAAATGCCAAGCGGCAATACAAAGCAGCGTATGAATCCGGTGACGCAGATGCCTTAGTTGCAGCCCAAGAAGCCATGACGGACGCCAAGATGCGAACCGAGGCTGCAAAAAACTTCCGAGCACCCCCTTTACAAGACGCTGAAACTACTGTACAAACTCAACCACAAGTATCACGTCCAGAAATCGACGAAAAAACTGTTCGCTGGCAGGCTAAAAACCAGTGGTTCGGTTCTACGGGATATGAGGAACACACCAGCTTTGCACTAGGGCTGCACCAAAAACTAGTCAACTCGGGACTTGACCCCCGCTCTGATGAATATTTCGAGCGCATTGATGCTCGCATGAAGTCAACATTTCCGGAAGTATTCGGCAGTGAAGACAAGCCACGTTCTGGCGATGGCTCCAAACGACCTAGTTCGGTGGTTGCACCAGCAACTCGCTCTACGGGCGCAAGAAAGATACAACTGACACCGACGCAAGTAGCGTTGGCAAAGAGGTATGGACTTACGCCGCAGCAGTACGCAAACGAAGTAGCAAAATTGGAGAAATCAAATGGCTGAAAACACAAACCGGAACCCTCGTGACCTTGAGTCACGCGCTAAAACAACTCGTTACGTTTACAAACCTTCGAGTGCCTTGCCCGATCCGCTTCCAGACGCCAACTATAGGTATCGTTACATCATGACGAGCATCAATGGAATGGCACAACCGACGCACGTATCAAAAATGATGCGCGAAGGCTGGGAGCCAGTGAAGGCAGTGGATCACCCGGAGTTACTGTTGGAAGGCGATGCTAAGACCGGAAACGTTGAGACAGGTGGCCTCATGCTTTGCAAGCAGGCCATTGATCGAGTTCAAGCCCGGAACGAGTATTACGACCAACAGGCTGCAAACCAGATGAGTTCTGTAGATAACAGCTTCATGCGAAACAGTGATCCGCGCATGCCCTTGTTTGCTGACCGCAAGTCAACAACAAGTCGTGGCGGATTTGGTTCAAGTTCAAAGTAACAAGGAGTCCTTAAATGGCCGCTACCGCTTCCCCCTATGGGCTACGTCCCATTAATCGTATCGACGGCATGCCTTATGCTGGCGCTACGAGTCAGTTCCTGATCGACCCCGCTGGTGAAGGCACAAACCTGTTTTACGGGCAAGTCGTTATCATCGGCGCTGACGGTTATATCGCCCTGTCTACCGCTACCGGCGCAGACATCACCACCAATAACCTTGGTGGCAGCGGTGTAGGTGCAATCGGCGTTTTCGTCGGTGCTTCCTACATCAATGCACAAGGCCAGCAAATTTACGGCCAGTACTACCCCTCCGGCACAACCGGCGTGGTAACTGCGTACGTAATCACTGACCCATTCGTTACCTTCCAAGCACAGCTAGATGGTTCTGCCGCTCAATCCGCTTTGGGCAGCAACACCTTCTTCGCCGCTGTACAGAGCACCTCCACTGGTTCTACGACCACTGGTAACTCGACCAGCGCTTTGGAGTCAACTGTGGTTCAAACTGCGGCTGCTTTCCGTATCGTGGGCTTCGCGTCCACACCGGGCGATGCGTTCACTGATGTGTTTGTTAAATTCAACCCCAGTGCTCATTCGTTTTTGAATAACGTCGGCCTGTAAGGAGTTAAATCATGGCAATTTCACGCGCACAACTACTTAAAGAACTGCTCCCCGGCCTGAACGCACTGTTTGGTCTGGAATATGCTCGCTACGGCGAAGAGCACAAGGAGATTTACGAAACAGAATCTTCTGAGCGTTCGTTCGAAGAAGAAACCAAGCTGTCCGGTTTCGGCGCTGCACCTGTTAAAAACGAGGGTACATCCATCGCTTATGACAACGCGCAGGAAGCCTTTACCGCTCGCTACACTCACGAAACCATCGCTCTGGGCTTCTCCATCACGGAAGAGGCAGTGGAAGACAACCTGTACGACAGTCTGTCTGGCCGCTACACCAAAGCTCTGGCTCGCGGTATGGCGTACACCAAGCAGGTCAAAGCCGCTGCGGTTCTGAACACAGGCTTCTCCGGCGCTGCCCTCGGCGGTGACGGTGTGTCTCTGTTCGGTTACAACAGCTCTGCCACTCTGGTCAACCACCCGCTGATTTCTGGTGGCACCAACGCCAACACTCCATCCACAGCCTCTGATTTGAACGAGACTTCTCTGGAAGCCGCGACCATTCAAATCGCAGCTTGGGTGGATGAGCGTGGTCTGCTGATCGCTGCCAAGCCCGTCAAACTGGTGATCCCACCATCTTTGATGTTTGTGGCAAAGCGTTTGCTGGACACCGAACTGCGAGTTGGTACCGCTGACAACGACATCAATGCGTTGAAGTCAATGGGCACCATCTCTGGTGGTTACACCGTTAACCACTATCTGACCGACACAAACGCTTGGTTCCTGACCACAGACGTTCCAAACGGTTTGAAGCATTTCGAACGTGCTGCGATGACAACATCCATGGATGGTGACTTCGACACCGGCAACGTCCGTTACAAAGCCCGTGAGCGTTACAGCTTCGGCTTCTCTGACCCACTGGGCATCTTCGGATCACCCGGCGCGTAAGGGCAAATGAGAAAAGGGGCTTCGGCCCCTTTTTTCTTGCAATTGTTTAAACGGCATGATATAAAGATGCCACTCCGGGCTTTCCGGTGTATCAGACAGTCCCGGCTGACGACATGCAGACTGATACGCCTAACTTGCATGTAAGGACCAAATCATGGCACGCACTACGTTTCAAGGCCCAGTTCGCTCGTTGGGCGGCATTTATCAACAAGGCCCAGCCGCTGTTGTTGAGATCACAGCCAGCACCACACTAAGCCCCGAAGCCCACGGTGGCCGCATCATTTCTGTCGGTGGCTCTTTGGCCGCTGCGCTGACATTGACGCTTCCCGCAATCAATGTTTCGACCAACCCAACAACATCTGGCCCCGGCCAAGACCCCAATACGCCGAACAACGAAGGCGTTTTGTACACCATCTGG